TTGCCGACAATGCAAACAAAGCTGTTAACATTCCTTACTCATTACAAGGTGTTACAGGTCGTATAAATGCGCAGACCAGTCCTTTTAATCCTCAAGGTAATAAGATGCAAAGAAGTATTGTTACAGGAGCTAACTCTAAAGTGAGTTGGAAACCTGGCAATGATTCTTCTATAGATAATTTCTTTAAAGAAGCTATTGCTATAACTTTATTTAGTAAGATAACCCTTGATTCTAAGACTAAACCTGAAGAGTTAAGCTCAAGAGAACGTATTAATTTATTTAATAAGCTAGAGCAAACTAATAATCCTGTATTTTTACAGGCTTTAGAGTATGGTAAAGAGCTAAGCAAGGCATCATCTGACTTTGATGTGGTAGCAGCGCGTCAATTCTTTTCTAAGCTAGATCAAGTTACCGATAACACCCAAGGGAATGAATTAAAGAAAGCTTTTATGGGTAAGTTTTTTAATAAAGAAAAAATAGAATCAACCTTAACTATACCATTAAGAAGAGAGCTGGCTAAAAAAGATAACCAAGCGGCTGCTCTTGCTGATAAGTATATAGATCTTTTTAATTGGCACGAAGCAAAAAAGGCTGGGACTAAATTTACAACTGCAGGTACAGTTGAAATGGATGGTACGACGCACGGCCCTGCTTCAGCGGCAATAACATTAGGCATAGTCTCAATGGCAGAGAGAGCTGGGATTATTAGAACCCAGGACTATTCACTTAATGATGCCATGGATATGAGGTTGGCTATGGCCGAGTCTATGCTAGCAAATATTGATGCCACTAGCGCAGCAACTATAGCAAGCTCTAATATTAAAGGTGGAGCTAATAATAGTGACAACTATAAGACTCTATTACCTGCGGGATTAAGCGCTATTTTAAACTTAGCAGTTACAGACAAAACAAACTTTTTAAAACCAGGCCCTATGGTTATGGGGTATGGCGCGCTTATACCTTCTTTAAGACAATACGCTACGGACACAATGTATACGGGTGAAAAGTCAAAGGAAATACAGACAGTAATGGAAAGCTATGGCATGACTATGGATGAACAGCTGGTTGAAAGTTTTCTTTTTAACTCGTTAGTCGCTTCTATTTTTGACATCATGGATCCTAAAACTATTGAAGCTGCAAGGTTAATGAAAGCTAATGGTTTCTTTAGTGTAATGACTGATGTAGTTATGTCTTACAAGAACAGCTCAGGCTACACTACTTATGTAGCAGGCCAAGACACTGTAGCTGATCCAATGCAAGGTCGTATTAGTTTGCGCAAAGATTCAGAAGTATCGGAAGGTATTCCTGGTAGTAGTACTGTAACTTATTATGAACGTAAAACTTCACCCTCTGCTTTAGGTATGATTCCTGGTACTACAATTAAAGTACCTGGTACTAATGCAACAGGTGGGATAGCTGCAGCCACTGCGCAATCGTTAGATGGCGGCATGATAACTTCATTAGCAGCTGATTATTATCCTAGAATTAAAAAAGAATCTAGTTCACATGGAGAAAAGCGACCTCTTATTTTACCGATCTTTGATGCTGTAGTAACAAGTTACGCTGCAGGATCGGCGGTAAGATCGGGTATGAATGAGGCTCACTTAAAGGTTCTTAAAGATACTAATTATATAAATGAGATTGCAAATGTATGGTATAGAAAAGCTCACAAAGAATTGCGAGATAATTTACTAGCTAATCCTCATGAAATAATTGATATGAATGATGCGCATAATGGGATCGGCCCGTGGAAAGGCGTAGCGTATTTGTTTAGTAACGCAGATGCAAAGTATCCAGATACCCCTCCATTATTTACGCAGCTAGCTACGATATTACCGCAGATTCCACTTACTGCAGGTATGACAGTTCAGGAGCATCAAAAAATAAACAATGCTCAGGCAAAGCGAGTAGGTAAAAAACTTTTAGAGACGCTTAGCAGTAGAGATTTATTGAACTTAATAGAAACAACTGGAAAACCCTTAGCAACCGGGGCATACCCGAGCATACGTAGCGCGCAGCTATACGGGATTATAGAAGAGGTTACTAAAGCGATTAGACTTACAGGTCGTAATAAAGATCTTGTTGCTACTACAAATGTTGATAGAAAAAAGCTATTTGATATGCAAAAGTCTGGAGGTATGCCAACCAGGAATGTAGATCTTACAGATCCGTAATCAAAAAAATACCCCTAAGAGTACCGTAATGGTATTCTTAGGGGTTTTTTATTTCTTAAATTTCCTGCCTTGGAAGAAGACGATTGTATTAATTATAGTGTTAAGGGTGATGGCTGATAACAACCACCACTCCCACCAACTAGGTGAATCCATAGAGTATCCTTTAGTTACTTATAATTTGCTGCATAGCATGGGCCTTCCAGATATTGGCGGGTCCTTTACCATCTTCATCTTTACCCTCATAAAACTTTAGTATACGTTGGTATTCATTGTCTATTATTAATAAGTCTAATTCCTTATCTGTCATTGAGTCAGTTAAGTTAGGATCCATATTTAATTCTGACAAAGCTGTCTTAGTATCGGGTTGTATTCCTAATCTTACTGGTAGTATTCCTTTACGCGAAGAAGTATTCACTGTCTTGCACCTCTCTTATATCCAAAGTCCCTAGCCTTGGTTGGTTATAGTTAAAGTTGTCAGCATTCGTAATGATCATCTGTTGTATTACATTAAAGAAGTTAGGGTTGTCATACATCTTTACAAATTCTGTTTTAATTATTTTTAGTAAGTCATCAATGTCGCAGGCATGAACACTAAATGAATCATGAATAGCACCAAAGTCGCTATCCCATTGCTGTATTACGTTAGCCATATGAGAAGCATCCATTGAGTGCACAAAGTTAGGGGATATACCCGACATAAAAGATCTTATCTTAGGTTTAGTAGTATTCTCTTTACCTACATGTTGTATACGTATAGTATCTGTTATCTCTTCAGTTCCATCCTCTCTCCTAATAACAGGTTTAACTTTCCTTTCACTGCAACTTATAATTGCTTTCTCTTTGAATTCATTTTCTATAAATGCTTCATAGATAACTGGAAACCCAGATGGAGTAGTCCACCTTATAGATTTCTGTTTAGTTTCTTTAGCATAGTCAGAAGCTATCTCAGCCTCCGCTATCTTTTGTAAGAACCTCATAGTTTGTAGAGGCCCCGCGCAGACAGCATCAATAGACTTAACTAACTGCTTAGCTAGTAGTAAACAATCTTCTTCATTGATATTATATTTATCTAAGTACCCTTCTACGTGGCAATCAAGATACATGTTCTCTGCAATCTTCTTGGCACCAGCACTATAAGCACGGGTCATAGATCCACGTTTAGCAATACCTTTACGTATATGTTTCATAGGCATTTGCCTTTCTTCAAACCATTCAGGTAGCCTAGTGATTAAGTTCTTAGCACACTGTACATAGAAATCTTTCTGTATTTCCTGAGGTACAATACCTACTAGCTCAGCAGCCTCCCTGTCTTTAGACATAGCGCAGAGATGTTGCCATCCGTTGTTGCTGCCGTCTATAGGTATAGGTAAGTGTGTATACCAAGGATCATCAGTTGATGTAGCATTATATATTTCTAATACACAAGCAAGGAATGTTATTGGTTTCTCTGCTGATAGAACAAGTCTTTGTTCATGAGCTATCTCTAGTATAAGTCTTAAGTTATTCTCTGTCCATGCCTCACGATCTTCTAGCGTCATCTTATCTACTGAGATATCTTCTAGTCCTTCGTCTTCAAGGTATGGTTTATAGTTTGTTGTTAGCCACTCTGGTAAACTATCTTTATGATATGTTTCATTGTAGCAGCAAGCGGTATGTATAAATAATCTTCTTATACCTGCTGCAGTCATAAGCTTTCCGTTAGAGAATAACATCTGTCCTCTAGCTATATCATTACTTTGAAAGTTTAAGAATGGTGTAGTATAATATATACGTCCGCGGTAATCAGCTTCAGTATACTGGTAGAAGGATCTCTCATCTATTAAATCAGAGCGAGCCATAGTCAAATCGAATTCAATTATCTTTGATTTATATTTCTTTGGAAACTTCTTATGCTGATCTAAAATCTTATTACGGTTACGATGTAATATATCTCGGACCTGCGTATTAATTTTCCATGGTGTTTGCTGTAGTACATTCATACTTTGTATAAAGTTACGTCTTAGATAGTAACTAAACTCATGGGTTCGTTGCTCAGTCCACCCTTTAATTACGGGTCTACCAGTTGGTTGCATGAGTTCGGATATATCTAAAGGTCTTGCGAATACAGTGCCAACTAACAAATCTTTGCTACCCTCAGGTACCTCTAAATTCCATAGCTCTGGAGTAACGACGTAATGTGCGCGACTTCTTTTAAGACTACGATCTAAATTTTCCATTGGAATAAACGCATCATTTTTATTCTTTCCTATATTAATTTGATGTGTTTGATAGAACGCTTCTAAAAATAGATCACCCATCATTACGCGTAACTTAAACCATTCCCAAGGTGGTTGATCCTCATGATAATATTTAATATCATCGAGTATATGGGTACCAATTGTCACACTTAGATGTGTAAGATTAGCTTCACCTTGATAGGATTTGTTACCCCGCAAACTATTACGAGTGAAGTGTTGTTGTATTGTATCCATACTAAATACAAGGTAGGACTTTAAGTCTGCTGTTGATGCCATCTTTAGCAGGCTGCAAGCAATATGCGCTTTAGCTTTCTTTATTTTCTCTTGGAGATATTGAAGTTGAGCTTGCATGTTTTACCTTATCTTTTCCGAGTTGATTAATTAGTAGCTGCGTACCTTCATCTATGTGATAACCTTCCGCATATACAACTTGTTTAATACCACTTTGTAGTATCAATTTTGCGCAGTCAATACAAGGAGAGAGGGTGCTGTATAGTGTCGCACCTTCAGAGGATCCCGTACTTCTTGCAAGTTTACAGATAGCATTAGCTTCTGCGTGTATTACTTCTTTATTAGTAGATCCTTTATTATCTTTACAATTGTTAGACATGCCCGAAGGCATGCCATTGTATCCTATGCTAAGTATGTTACCATCTTTTATAATGATAGCGCCTACTTGCTTATCAGTATCATGGGACATATAAGAAACTCTATATGCAATATCCATAAATAGCTGATCTAATTTATAAACACTAGGCATTATACAGCTGTGAAGTCTGTAGTCATACGAGTAAGTCTTCCTGTAGAAGTATCATATGCTGCTTGACCTGCTGACCCAGTGTTACCTGTAAATCTAGACTTAAGTACTCTAAACTTTATAGTATTTCTTTCTATATTATTATCTGCTACTAAATTTCTTGCAAAAGAAATGATATCAAAAGATATTTGTTTGATAGAACCACTACCTTTAATGTCATCGATAGAAGCTAAGCTACCCTCTTCAAATGATTTAGTACCACCTGATGCCTTTCTTAAGTGAGAGATAAGGCCTAGCCATATGTTATGTTTCTTTACAATCTTAAGTAAGTCACTCATTAGTTTATCCACTGCTTCATTACCGTTAAGACCGTCAGCCCCTTCAGATACTGCAATAGTAATGTGATCTAAGATGAGATACTTACAACCCATAAGAGCCATGTATTCAAGCTTATCTAGTAGCGAAGTGTCAGAACAAGAACCTTGATGATCAAGAAGAACTAGACGTTCATCTTTAAATACGTCATCAAATCCTTTTCTTAGTTCGCCTTCTTCAATTTCTTTAATATCCATTGAAGATCTTTGTAAAGACATAGCAATAAACTTCTCTGCTGTATCACCTATACTCTCTTCAAGAGATACAAGTCCTACTTTACTATCGGTCTTATTAAGTAAGTCAAGAGCTATCTCTTTAATGACAGTGGACTTACCACTACCAGTACCTGAGGTGAACAAAGTAATCTCGCCATGCCTTATCCCTCGCAGCTTATCGTTTAAACCATCAAGACAATCAGGGTATGGAACAGACACAGTTTTCTGTCTATCTTTAAAGCTATTCCATATAGGTTCACCTATTACAATACCTGAAGGAGACCATGTTTGTGCATCCCAGTACACCTGTAGTAACGCTTGAGAGCCATAGTTCATAAGTAATTCGCAAGGATCTTTGCAACCTTTTAGGCTGCCTACTTTTACTTTACCTGCTCCTATTATTTTAGCAGCTTTTTCTATAGCAGTTTGACCTGCTGTATCTGAATCAAATAATAATATAACTGATTCAAATTGTCTTAGCCAAGTACGCTGTTCAAGTAATACGTTTGTACTTGAGGCACTTGATATTGAAACAACTGGGAATATTTTATTGTATTTATCTAAGAAGGCTTGAGCTACTGCACATGCATCTAGCTCTCCTTCAGTAATCACAACTGTCTTACCACCTGTTGCAGTGCTCTGACCAAATAATTCTACACCTTTAAAATCTCCATGAGTACGGAAATCTTTAGGTGGTTTACGTTCTTTATAAGCCACGATTTTATTATCTTTAGTGTAAGGATAAAAGTGTGAGCCACTAGAACCGTCTGATTGTACTGACATCTTTATGCCAAAGTGATCTATCACCTGCTTAGAAATCTTTCTACTTGTGATAGGAAAACTGTTAAGCTCTTTAATTTCTTGTATGTTTATAGCTGATG